ACGAACGCACTTGTCGAGGCTCAACAAATGCCTGCCACCGAAATGAACAAACCAAACGAGCAAGAAGAACTCGCAAAGAAACACAAAGAACGTGCGAATGAGTTACGATCCGAATTAACGGCACTTGAAAAACAGATGCACGAAAATAACACCGAAGCGTACAATGTCGAAGAAGCATACGCCAAAGCAAAGCATCTAATCGAAAAGCAAAACAAGATGCTGGAGAAGCAAAGCAAGACAATCGACCGCCTAACCTTCAAACTCAAACACCCGAAAGCACCGAACGGACAATTCAAGCCGAAATACGAATTTAAAGAAACACCTAAAACTGAAGCGAAATGAGCATTTTAGAAAAGCTTGAAGATGATTGCATTTGTTCTTTTGATAAATATACTTCTAGGTATGTAAAGTTAGTGGGTTTTCAGATGAATCAATATCTATTGCGGAACTTACCAAAGCCGAAATGCAACAACTAATCAAAGAACTTCAGGAACTAACCGATAAACTCAACGACTAAACATGGAAATCAAAGGACAAATCACACGAATACTACCGCTTGAACAAGGCGGAACTTGGGAAAAGCAATCAATCGTTTTGCAGCCTGAAGGGCAATATGCCAAACCCGTAGCGATTACATTCTTCAAAGACAAGATTGAGCAAATTAAAGGCTTGTTTGAGGGCGAAACGATAACAGTTCACATCAACATATCTTCTCGTGAACATAACGAGCGTTGGTACACAGAGGTAAACGGATGGAGGGTTGAGAAATGATGGTAAAATCGATTCTACTTGACCAAAACGCGAAGGAGTGGGTTGTCGAATTAGACAACTTTTGCGAAATTCTTTCGGCTATCATCGACCCGAAAAGCCAAAACATAAAATTGTACTATTGGTATGATGAAAGGTTTGTTAAGCGCAAACTTCATATCATGGACTGCGGTACAAATCAGCCAACCGAACTACACGATGAGTTCACATACTTTGCTACGTTACCTCAACACGAAGGGAACATCGTCCATCATTTGTTTTATTACTTTGAGTAGAATTACCTATTTTTGTGAGCATGGAATCATTCATGCACAAAATCAGAACAGCAATTAAACTCAATCCTGAGTTCGTAGCAATACCGACCGCCTTAGTAGGATATACTTTGGCGGTTTTTTTTATGCGATACGTTGACGAAACAGAGCCGATAATCGACTTGCATCGATGGCTTGCTTTTCCGTTCGCTATACTCGCTTCATTCTTTGCCAATTTCACCGCCTACGCTGCAATAAAATACAATCGACCCGACCTATGGAAAGCATACACAAAAGTATTCACAGAATGTTGGGCGGTTTCAAAGATGGGAATGCAGTTCGAGCAGTCTTTCAATTCGCTTTGGTGGCGTTACTACTCAACTATCCTACTCTCGGTCTTTCTCAGCCTGTATCTAGTAGCGTAAAAGTTGAGTGCCTACTCGACATTGCCCGAATGAATATCGGCGTTCACGAACAGCCGAAAGGTTCTAATTGGGGCGAAGAAATAAAATACTATCTATCGTACTGCAATCTCAAAACGCCGAATCCGTGGTGTGCTGCTTTTGTTTGCTACTGCTTATCTAACGTAGGGTGCGATATATCGCATCCAAAGTTCGGGCTTGTAGCTATGTGGAGCAAGAACGAATGGAAAGCAAATGTAGTAGTTGACAGCAGAAAGTCCGGCGTGAATATATCTGCTTCGGACGTTAGGGCGGGAGACATATTTACAATCTACTATTCAAACCTAAAGCGGGACGGGCATATCGGAATAGTCGAGCGCATCGAAGGCAATAAGATAGTAACGATTGAAGGGAATACAAATGACGGCGGATCGCGTGAAGGTATAGGCGTTTACAGACGAATGCGCTCGTTAAACTCACTAAGCAAAATACTTCGATTCTTATGAGCAAATACCCAATCTCACCAAAATCACAACTTGTTCGGGATTACTGCGAAAAGCACAAAGAGGACATCATCGAAGGGCGGGTTAATAAATTAGGGTTGGCTCGAAAGATTTACCGCGAACACCCTGAGAAATACGAGAACATTGAGCAGATAAGAACATACATCCGCTATCACACCGGAGCGCACTCAGATAGAAAATCAAATAAACTTTTCGACTTCAAATCCACAATACAGCACGGAATGAAAGCACTGCCCAAATCACATTCGATACCGATTCACGATTTCGTAATTAATGATAAGAAAATGTTAGCCTTTATGGACGTGCATATCCCTTATCATGTTGTTGAGGCGTTAGAGTTGATGTTCGACTTTGCTCACGACAAGGAAATAGATTCAATCCTAATCAACGGCGATTTGATTGACTTCTACGGGGTTTCACGTTGGAACAAAACGCCCGACAAACCGAAAGTGAAAGAGGAAATCGAAATGGCTAAGGAGTTCTTTGCTGTATTACGCGACCTTTACCCGACAATACCTATCTATTACAAGTTAGGCAACCACGAAGATAGGTGGGATGCTTATCTCGCACAGAAAGCACCGGAGATATTTGGGATTGAAGCGTTTAGCCTTTACGAATTACTTGGGCTTGCTCAATTCGACATTCAACTAATCAAATCGAAACAGCTTATCAAGTTCGGAAAGCTAAACATCGTTCACGGACATGAGTTCGGCGAAAGTATTTTTAGCCCTGTTAATCCGGCTCGTGGTTTGTTTCTTCGGGCGAAGTGCTCAACTCTTTGCGGACACCATCACCAATCGAGCGCACACCATGAGAACACAGTCAACGGCGAATCAATGGCTTGCTTTACTGTTGGCTGCCTTTGCGATTTGAAGCCTGAATATCGTCCGTTTGCATTCACTAAATGGAATCACGGCTTTGCAATCTTAGAACGCACAAGTGAATCCGGTAGCTTTCAGGTCAACAACTACCGAATCATTGATAATTCAATCGTAACGGCATGAAAAACATACTCCTTATCCTACTCGCATTTAGCCTTACTTCGTGCGTTTCGTTTCGTGAAAAGCGGAAAGCAAAGATTTGTGCTACTTGCCCCGAAATACACCAAACCGATTCGGTAACAATCATTCAAGACCGAATCATTGTTAAAGATACGACCGTAACAATCCCTGCAGATTCGGCTTGGTATAACGCTTGGATTGAATGCAAGGATGGCAAACCTATTCTACACAAAGAGAAATCGAAAGAGGGCAAACGGGCGCGGATTGATGTAACTTTGAGCAAGGACGGCGAGTTAAAGGCGGTCGCAAATTGCGATAGCCTGAACTATGTCATAACGTACTATCAGCACGAAATAGACCGATTGAATCGGATCACGTCAAACGATACTATCAAACTCCCATGCAAAGAACGACCGCTAAACGATTTGATGTATTCAATCGGCGCAATCACATCTGGTATTATCTTACTGCTCTTTACCTTTGCATTTATTCGGTTGGCTTCGGGCAAGCCTATTCTATTCAATCAGTCCCGTTCCAATCAGAGCCAATCGGACAAACCACCATCAGTCTAGTCGATGACCAAATAGGCGGAGCGTTTCCAATCGGTTTCACATTCTGCTTTTGGGGCAACAAGTACACACAATTCTATATCGGTTCAAATGGGTGGGTTGGCTTTAGTTCAGGTCAACCCATTGCATTTACGCCTTTCCCAATACCTAACACAGGTGCTTTCACTCCGAAGAACTGCATCATGTCCCCATTTCACGACCTTAATCCTGGCGTTTCGGGCTTCCCTGTTACGCCTTTGACGTACATAAGCTACTACACATCAGGAACAGCCCCATTTAGGCGGCTTGTGGTTACTTGGAATAATGTTCCAATGTATCAATGCACTTCGATTCGGTCAACTCAACAGGTCGTTTTATACGAATCAACTAACAACATTCGTATCAACATCATTCAGAAGTCAACCTGTAACGTTTGGGTGAATGGATACGCTACTTTAGGACTTCACAACATAAACGGAACTGCGGCGGTCGTTATTTCAGGTCGAAACGCTACGAATTGGGGCATCGTATCGCCCGAATCTTGGCTATTAACTCCTGCTTGGTGTATCTGTAAGCCTATATTCGGCGGGATAAACGTAAATTAATTGAAAGAATTATTGCTTTTTATTTGGTTTGTATGATAACAATATGTTATGTTTGTCAGACCAAAAATAAGGACATGACATCGGAAGAATTTATAAAATTTATTGATTCTGAATCGTTCAGGAATCAACTAAGGCTTTGCATTGAAGCGGGAAATTATAAAGATTATGTAATGCAAGGAGATAATGAAGTTTGTATTGACGTTTTTGATTCAAACCTATCTTCTCATTACATAGTTGAACTAATCAAACAAACACTAACAATTCCTGCACAATGACAACCTACATATTCATCAAAATCGCTTTTGTCGCTTTCTTCGGGCTAATCGTTTGGGGCTACTTTAATTTCATTAAAGAAGCAATCAACGCTATTAGACCTACTCCGTTCGGTTCGTTCGGTTGGGTATTCTTCTACAACAAGAAAACAGGACGATTCTACGCTTACAATGCGGTTGAATTGAAGCTGAATATCTGCCAACCGATTGAAAACTTCCCGAATCATACTTTCGAAATGCAAGGCGATAAAATTAACCTCAACCTTGACCTTCAAAAGTATCTGTTCGATAAGGCTAAAGGCGTTAATCTAACCTTCAAAGAAATATCACGCGAGGAGTTCTTAATCGCTTACAATACCAAATAACCAAACAACAACATGGAACAACAACTCACACATTGGAAAAAGTACAAGAATCCAGACTATCTCGGTGTGTACTCTTTCAACGATCCAAAACAGGAACTAATCCTATCAATTCGTGAAGCTCGTACCGAATCAGTAGCATCGGCTGACGGCAGCGGAAAAAAATCGGAATGCCTTGTAATTCATTGGAACGAACGAGAAAAACCAATGATTGTAAACTCAACCAACGCAAAAGCAATAAGTAAGGTCGCAGGTAGCCCATACGTTGAGAAATGGAAAGGCGTGTACATTCAAATCTATATCGCTAAGATTCGGGCGGTCGGTGAATACGTTGAGGCGTTACGAATCAGACAAACGAAGCCGAATGTACCAACTGCTAAACCATCGTTCAATGAGGACGAGATAAAAGAGCAATTTGACCTTATTACCGACCTTGCAGCATTCGCCCAATATTGGCAGCAACTACCGAAAGAGATTGCACAAACGCAGTCGATAATTGATTACAAGAACAAACGTAAAGCAGAATTGGAGGCGGGAAAATGATAGTACATAACATCGAACAAGGAACGCCCGAATGGCACGAACTACGCTGCGGGAAGATTACAGGAACTTCAATGAAGAAAGTTCTATCAACTACGCCAAAGAAACTCGCCTATCAACTTGTCGCACAAACCGAAACAGGCTACGTTGCAGAAGATGAATACCTTTCGCCCGCTATGATTTGGGGACGCGAAATGGAACCACTCGCACGGATGGCATACGGATTCTTCGTTAATGCTGAAATTAAAGAAGCTGGATTTCTTCAACCGGATCAAATTGATTGGTTCGGTTTGTCCCCCGACGGATGGCACGAAACACAAGACGGTATCATCGGACTTGAAATAAAAGCACCGAACACAGAAAGACACGTTGAGATAATCTACACCAACAAGATTCCAACCGATTCACAAGCTAATTGGAGACCGCAAGTAATGTCTTGGTTCTTATTGGATGAACGGGTTATCGCAGTCGATTTCGTTTCATTTGACGAACGATTCAAGGCTAAGAAGATGCACGTTATTCGTGTCAATCGAGCGGACGTACTTGATGAAATCGAAGAAATGCGAATCAAGCTGCATAAGTTCAGAGAAACTTGGCTCGCAATCAATAATGCAGTAACTTTCTAAACTAACTCCGCACGAAGCGGACAGCCGACCCGTACGGAGGAATTGAGGGCTTCCTAAGCGGGTCGGTTTTTATTGAGGATAACGTTTTGCGGGTCCTTTCTCACAAACAACAATAAAATGACAATAAATTTGATAATCAAAGCCGATGTAAACAACCTGACGCTTTCTGAAATTTACGAACTGTTAGCTAAGTACAGCAAGGAAACTAAGAACAAAGATAACTTCTATGAATTTAAAGGCTTTATTTTTAAAATTGAAGCAGAAGTTGGTTTGTCAATTAACTATGTTATTACGGAGGTCATTTAGGCTTGCGGCTAACTACTTATACACGCTAAAGACCTTCGCTAATCCATCCTTAACCCACCCAAATGAGCAGCAACAAACTCGACTTACTACTGACGTACTTTTGCAAGGAAAACGGATGGACGTTGGTAAAAGAGTTTCGGTTTGACCCGAATAGACGTTGGCGAAGTGATTTCTATATCGAAGCAAACGGGCATAAGGTCTTAATCGAATACGAAGGACTTGTAGCATCCGGAAAAGGCGGACATCAAACGATGAAAGCATACACCAACAACTGCGATAAGTACAATCGTGCCAGCTTACTCGGTTTTAAGCTACTCCGATACACCGCAATTAACTTCAGAAATGTTGAATTTGATTTGAACGAATTGAAATAATCCTTACATTTACAACCGATTCAGAGGTCAGAGCCTGAACGAAACAAAGACATTTCGCCCTATACGGGCTGCGATGGGAAGGAGAAATCCAACCCGCTCTGACCGCAGCCTTTATAGGGCTTTTTTAATTTAATGCGATGACACACATTCGACTTGAATACAGCGAACAGCAGCAATGCTTTCACTATAATTACGGCGATCAACCAGAAGAAACAAACGGATATAGAACCTTAGTTGAAAGCATAGATATTGACCTTGCAGATGACTTGGTTGAGATATTCAATAAGCTGTATCCATACCGAGAAGTAATGTCATTTGAAGAAATTAAAGACTATTTCAATGGCTATGAATAAACCCGCTTTTCAATTTTACCCAAGTGATTTTATTATGGGTACGTCATTTATGACCGCTGAAGAGGTTGGAACTTATTTTCTTGAAACTTGCAATTACTCAATTCAAAGGCAGTTTGATAATTTGAATGGTAGAATTGGGGTGGGTAGAATTATTAAAGGAACTGCTAAAAGAATTCATATTCCGTTAGAAATAAGGCGAAAGGTTTTATCGGCTGGTGAATGTAAAATTTGCTTATCTAAAGAAAATTTAACTATTGACCATATTTATCCTTACTCAAAAGGAGGTGGAAATGAAATAGATAATCTTCAATGTCTATGCTGGAAATGTAATAGACTTAAATCTGATAAAATATGAAAATGCCAGCTTTGCAGTTTTACGTTGGAGATTGGCGTAAAGACCCAGGTGTGCAATCTCTTGACTTTTTTACACGTGGAGTTTGGTTTGAAATGCTTTGTCTAATGCACGAAAGTACAGAACGCGGAGTTTTGCTTCTTAATGGTATGCCAATGCCAAAATCGGCTTTATCTAGACTACTTGGAATTGATGAAAATACTTTAGATGAGTGTCTTCATACTTTAGAATCTTATGGAATTTTTTCAAAAAGAAGTAAAGATTCTGCTATTTTTTCACGTAGAATGGTGAAGGATGAGCGTATTATTTCTGCTCGTCGCAAAGCTGGCAGTAGTGGAGGAAACCCGCGTTTGCTTAACCAAAATTCGAGCAAAACGTTAGCAAAAGATGAGCAAAGTATAGAGCAAATTCCAACCCCTTCATTTTCATCTTCAACTTCACCTTCTATTTCATCTATAAATACAAAAGGGGAAAAAGAAACTTTTTCGCGCTCTTCTGCTTGGTGGGTTTCTGCAACTAAAGAATCGTTTTCGGAAAAGGTAAATTCAACTTACTCGAATGTTTACCCTAAACCATTCTTACAAACGTTTATTGACTACTATTGTCAGGAACATATCAACGGAGGTATTCACTTAAACCACGAAATGAAGTTCGATATCGAATCGAAACTTCGTAAATGGTACAGCGATCCAAAAACACGTGAACAATTCCCACAACAAAAACAAGGAAGGAAAGTATTATGATTAACACAACAGAAATTGAAAAGGCAGTAGTCGCTATGATTATGCTTTCAGATGACATTAAAGAGAAGTTTTCTGAAATGCTGAAACTTGAATACTTTACAGATGAAGTTTGCAATGAGGTATTCAAAGCAATTTATACACTAAAAAAAGAAGGTTTAACAATCGACATTTTGACTGTATCGATGCACCTGAAGAAAAAAGGTTCTGATGTACAACCATTCCAAGTTACTGAACTAACTTCACACGTTGCACAAGCACAAATCTTCAAGTTTGATTCATACTGCCTACTGCTTCAAGACGAGTACATTCGTAAGCAGTTAGTCAGCAAGTGTCAAGACTTAATTTTATACGGATTGGATTCAGGTTCTTCTGGTATTGAACTTGCCGATAGGATTCAATCAACTATCAACGATATTACTTCGGTTAGTTGGTCTAACGATAAAGTATTAGACAACCAAACACTAATGAAGCAATCGCGCGAAATATATCTTCAAGGCGTTAACGATAGAATCAATGGCATACCTTCGGGCGTACCTACCGGAATAGCTAAACTCGACAATCATATCGGAGGTTGGCAAAGAGGACACCTAACAATTATCGGAGGAAGACCCGGAATGGGAAAGTCGCGTATGTTACTTCAACATCTATTCGCTGCTGCTGAAGGAGGATTCAATCCGATAATGTTTACGCTTGAAATGCCTGAATCAGATGTAACTGATGTAATGGTCATTTCACAAGCTAACGGACGTATCGACCCAAAACGATTACGCAATAGAACGCTAAATGATAGCGAAATTGCCGTAAAAGAAGCCGCAGAAACTATTTTATCTTCAAAAACATACTATTTATCCTCTGAACGTAATTTGAATCAAATACGGGCTATTTCTTCAAGTTATGCAAAAGAGAAAGGAACGGGAATAATCTTTATCGACTTCATTCAAAAGATTGTTACTTCAACCAAACACGCAAATGCGAATGCTACGATAACTGAAATCGCTTCAGAACTAAAGAACTTAGCAAAGGACTTAAACATTCCGGTAGTTTCAATCGCTTCACTATCAAGAGCAGTTGAACAGCGCGGAGGTGAAAAAAAACCAGAACTTCAAGATTTGAGAGATTCCGGATCAATAGAATCTGAAGCCGACATGGTTTTGTTTGCTTATCGTCCGGCTTACTACGAACTGAAAGACGAACAAGGACAAGACTATACTAACGAGTTTTTCTATATTCACGGAAAAGGAAGATTCACTGAAGCTGCTGATGTTTTGCTTTATCACGACAAGTACATGGCTAGGTTCTTTGACGAAAGAAGCCAAATAGATAATCCTACAACGCTTCAAGCACCATCGAATAATCTTGCACCAAACAGAAACTTCTACGAAAAAGATGCGGATGATGAGCAGCCGTTTTGATTCGTGCCAAATCAATCTATCCACGTTTGAACGTTTGGAAACTGATTAATGGAAAATAATTTTATCTTTGAAGCATGGCAATTACAAAAAACAAACGAGCATCAACACTCAAGGTCGTTAACAAACGCAAACCAATGAGCAAGGAAGGAAAGCGAAAAGCAATCCTTCACATGACATCGGAGATATTCGGCAACGACCTTATCAAAACTCACCTTTCAGACAATCCCGATCTAATCAAACTACTCGAGTCGGTTGATTTCAAATACGCCAACTTCATTGAGGCGAAAGTAAAAGAAGTAGTTGAGAAGCACAGCGGCGAAAATTTTGCAACAGAGCAAGACTTTCTATTCTACATGGAAATGAACTGCGAGGTTAGACGAAACGAAGACCCGAACCCGCTTAACGTGCTTTACTGCAAACAAGTTCAGCTTTGTACTTGGAGAGATTCGCCCGAAGTTATCGAGCGGGCAACAGCCGACCATTCAATCACAGAGCAATGATGGCACTTCATCCTGTTTTCATCATTCGGAATTTCAGGATTAGCGAAGTAGCTGTTATCGACCTACTCGAAAAGTGGGGGTTCAGACAGATTGACGTAAACGAATCGAGCATAAACGCAGCGATTAACTTTATCGCACTTGGTAAGATTGGGATTCATTACGATAAGTTAACCGTGCAACAGCAGGAGAATATTAACGAGCGATGTAATACAACACGGGTATTTGTCCGTAAGATACTTCAGGATGAAAACGGATTCAATGACGTATCGTTTTATCAGGTCTATCTCGAATTATTCCCGAATGATGAATATTTATCACAGGCTGTTAAGTTGAATTGAAATCTTACTATATTTGGGCTGTTGATTTCATGTTTTTTGGTTATTAAGATTAAGCCCTGAGTTTCCCCGCTTAGGGCTTTTTCTTTTTGCTTACCTTTGAACACTAAACACGAAACAATGGGAGCACCTGAAGGAAATGAGTTTTGGAAACTCAGACTAAAGCACGGACGAAGCAGGGAGATTGAATCACCTGAGCAGCTACTTGAGAATTTTGAGGAATACGCACAATGGGTTAAAGACAATCCATTTCAAGAACAAGATTGGGTTGGCAAGGATGCGATTCCTGTAATCCGGTATAAGATTCGACCAATGTTAAAGCCAGCTTTTGCGGTTGCTTGCGGTCTTTCTTGTTGGGATAGAATCAACGAATTGAAGAAAGTTTCAAATGATTTTCTTAAAATCGTAACGCACATTGAAAGTCAAATGGCTGCGCATAACATCTCAGGAAGCGCAGCAGGCTTTCTAAACGCGAATATCATAAGCAGGGTTGAAGGACTATCGGACAAGCGCGAAACGAGCGTTACAGTGTCCGAAATGCCAGCATGGATGAAGGATGAGTAAACACGCTAAGAACTTAGCCTTTCTAATTGAGAATGTACCAAAGTATCGAATCGTAGGTCTTCAGGGCGGTACTCGTTCAGGTAAGACTTATTCGGCACTTCAGTACATCATTCGCCTTTGTTTGGCGCATTCAGGAATGACTATTTCGATTTGCCGCGATACTTACAACGCACTCAAGGCAACAGCAATGCGGGACTTTTTCGACTTGCTAAACGAGATAGGTAAGTACGATGCGAAGAACTACAATGCAACGGATCACATCTACTTTC